TTTACCCTCTACCTTTCCTTGTGTTACTGTAAACGTTCCATCTGTCGTTGTACTATTATCATATACATCTACATGAAACTCATCGTAAACTACACTGCCTAAATTAGATGCTGTAAGGTTATTACCACTACCACTTGAGTCTGTGCCAGTAGACGCATTTCCTTTCCACCATAAATAAAGACGTGGCCCTGGTGCAGGTAAACCTGGATGGTCTTTGTCTACATTAATCTTAGAAGCTAAGACTGCAATTTCAGGTTGTGTCCAAGCTGTGTTTTTGTAAATTTTAATATCCATCATGTATCCATCAAAAGTTCTTGAACCATTAGATGCATTGTTACCAATGAATAAAGTGCTAGAAGAATCATCTGAAGCCGTGCCTACAGGAGTGCTATCTTTTGTTAATGCTACCGCCACTCCGTTTACATAAATAATAGCGTCATTACTTGTTGAGTCAGAATCATAAAATACAGCGATATGACTCCAATGATTTATTGGTATGACTGCATTTGTTCGCCATTGTCCGTGCGTTGTGCTAAAATTATGGAAAAAATTTAATTCAAGAAATCCGTTTGATTCATTTCTAGTGTCGATTCTCCAAATACTTTTGTCAGCAATTCGTGCAAAGTCACCTTCTCCATCTGATTTAGGATATATCCAAGCTGAAAGCAAGCCACCATTTCCAGTCCACATATTGTCAAAATCGTTATCATTCGACAATGACGAAGATGTAGTAGCGTTAAAATTACCATAAATAGGGTCAAGATTTACATTAACGTTTGCTGCTCCAAGATTTCCTTCTATTATTCCGCCCGTGCCGTTTATTTCTATTGTACCTGCCATTATGCCACCGTTATTGTTCCTAGATTCCTTATACCACCGTTCATCTTAACAGTTGTTCCATCATTTATCTTGTAAGTTCCTGAGTTTGTAACAAGACCATTATGAATTATTTTATTGGTGTCGTGATTTGCATCAGGCATAAATGTTCCGTTAGAGGTTATTCTTGTTAGGCCGTGAATAGTTAACGTGTCACCATTGTCTTTACTTTCAAACACACCCTGAGTTATATCTAAATTATTTAGAATGTTGGTTGCATTACCTGAAGTATCGTCAAATTTAACTTCATAATTAGATGCGTTCATATCTATTTCTAAATCATACAAATCGTTTACCTGTATAATTGTATGTGCATCTTTGTTTGGAGTGTTAAAGTCAATCTTTAGTTTACCTTTATTATGAGTATAAGTTCCAGAATTAATTAAGCCATAACCGCCAGAAGTCTCATCAGTAATAGTAGTAGTTCCGCTTGTTGCATTGTAGGTTCCTCCACTGTTAATTGTAAGACTTCCAAAAGAATATGCTCCTGTGCTATCTGTTATGCCCAACGTTCCAGATACATCTACATCGCCTGCAATATCCCAAATTATATCATTATTGTAATTACTTAACTGACCTGCCGTTATAGTTAAATCACCATTAATGTCTAAAGTTGTAGTGCTTGATTTTCTTGGTTGAATAAACTTACCACTTGCATTTATTGTAATGTTGTTAAACGTTTTGTCACCAAAATAAAAATGCCCATAGCTACTACCTCCAAAAGTATTAGTGCCGTCAAACAATATAGTTCCACTATTATGTGTAAACGTTGCATTGCTGTCGATGTTTAAAGCTAAATTAGAAGAGCTACTTGCATTTCCTTTAATAGTAGTAGTTCCGCTTGTTGCAAGATATGTTCCTCCACTGTTGATTGTAAGACTTCCAAAAGTCATTGGTTTGTCACTACCATTTGATATTAACTGACCTGTAACGTCTACATCTCCATTTACAGTAAATACTCTTGAACCTGTGCTAAAATTAGAATTAGCTCCTACTGTTAAATCACCAGTAATTGTGCAATTACCATTCAAGGTATCTGTATGAGTATCTGTTCCTGCTCCTCTGCTTGTTGTAATATTGTGCATATTACCAGAAGCAAAAGTAAAGTTATGTGCTCTATTAGAACCATTTAATCCTATAAGATTTAAGGTGCTAGTGTTTGTATCAAAGTTGGCACTTGTAGATGGAATAAAATTAGCACCGCCTGCTGTGTGATAATTGATTGTAGAAGTATCTAAGTTAAACGTTCCTGAACCTGTAACATCACCTGCTTCTGTACTTGTAGAACCTAAATTTACAGTAGAACCGTTAAGTGTAAGTGTTCCATTGTTTGTCAAAGCTCCTGCTACTGTAAGACCATCGTTACCTGCATCGTATGTTGCGTTAGCAACAATAATTAATGTACCGTCAAAGGTAGCTGCTCCTACTTGATTTACATCTGCACCAGAAGCGTTAAGTTTAACGTTTTGAAAATTACCGCTTGAACCTGTAAAGTCTGCTGCCGTTTCGCCAGCAAAAGTAAATTCTAAATCTAAATTGCCTGAAACAATACCATCATTTTTTACAGCAAAATGTTCTGTACCGCCTGAAGCATCTCCTTCACTTTGAATTATTAGTTTATTTCCACCCCCGACAAGTGTTCCATTTGTTTGTATAGTAAGTGAACCTATAGTCCTACTTGTGTCTAATACACAATTATTGATACTTGATGTATCTGGTATTACAATGTGTGCGCCAGTTGTTGGTACTGAACCTGTGCTCCAATTAGCTCCAGTTGCCCAATCAGTAGAACTTGAACCATTCCAAGTTGTACTCGACATTCACTAAACTTGCTCCGCATAGACAATAACAGTCAAATCTGCGCCATTGCCTGTTGCCCTTACACATAGATGTCTTAATGGAGTTGTAGAAATAGCCTTCAATGCGTTACTGCTAGTTCCAACAGATATGTCATCACCAACTTGTGTCCAATCAGAACCACCTTCGGAACCTGGAGAATCTTTTAGACTTCCATAAACCTTAGCTACTCCTGCTACTGAACCATCGCTGTTGAATATCTGTATTGAATATCGATTGTACAATGCACAATCAAACTTATCTAAAACAGTAGTTTCAGAACCACCGACGGCAGTCTCGGTGTTTGCATATAACTGTGCATTTCGAGAGCCGTCTAGTCTTAGATTTGTCCTGACAACTGTTGATGCCATTAGTCAGCCTTCCCTTTCTTGGCCTTAGATTTCTTAAGACCTTTGGCTAACTTATCTACTTTTTCTTGGACTTTGGACTTATTAGGTTTGCGGTTAGACTTAGGCCGTCTGACCCCAGTCTTAACCCCTGCGCCAACATCTTTTTTGTTGACTCCACCTGTGACTTTGAAACCGTTGGAAGCCTTAAGTTCCTCAATGAGCCTTTTACTTTCGACATCATGGGTTTCTCCAGCATCCCAGCGGAGTACAGTCCCACGAGGAGTCCGCCTGTAAAGAGGCCTGTCTGTAATGTTAGTAATTTTGACCATTTAATTAGTCCTCCTACTAACATTAAGCGTTCAAGTCTCTTACGCTACCACTTGTGTTAAATCTGTAACAAACTAATTCACCAGCAGTTACAAAAGCAAATTCTTTGCTTAGTTTTTGTAGTACTGCCAAGTTAGTGTTGTCAACATAGGTTGTTGGTGCTGCTACACGAATTGCCAAGTTTGACATATCTAAGAGGTGAATCCTAGAGGTTGTGTCTTTAGCAACGTGTTGTGATAGGAAAATTGGTATTCCATCGTATGCACCGACTCGTGAATCAAAATTTAATCCTGCTTCTCCAACTACTCCGTTTGCATTTGCACCACCAGATGCAGACAAATCTGCTCTGAATGTGTTGTTAGTTGTAGATAGCATTAATGCTTTTAAATCTTGATATGTGTCATATCCAGTTAACAAAATTAAATCGCTGTAGTTTACACCGTTTTCTAATGCTCCTTGAATAATTGTATCTAACATTGCTAGTGTTAATGCTCTGTCACTTCCACTGTTGTGTGAAACAGTTGCATCTGCCCAGCTTGCTGCTGAACGGTCAATGTCGTACATGTCAATATCTGCTCTAGCTGACAATGTTGCGTTAGCTGCTGCGTCGCTCATTGTTACACGGTCTAAAGACTCTAGATTGTTTCCTGCAACAGTTTCAGAACTTGCCAATAACATTTGGTCCATAAAGAAAGTGTGTGCTTCAGCAGCTTCAGTTCTTAAGAAATTTAAAATTCCTTTGATACCGTCATCTGCTTCAGAAAGCAATTCAGCTCTAGTTGTAACTTCCCAAGGACTTACAACTTCTTTTAGAGTTGCAGTTACTTCACTGATATCTGGTTTGTCAGTATCAGGGAAAGCTGCTCCTTCTGCTAGACCTGCGGTTGTTGCGTGACGACCTGTCAACACTCTCCAACCTGATTGGGTCCATGCTTCTTTCTTGAGAAGTTTAAATACTTCTGATTTGGTGTTTAGCTGATTAAATACGGCTGCACCATACATGGTGTTGAAAGCCCCTGCTGGGTCAGACAATTCAAATGTATCATCTGCTTTCTGAATACCGTATCTTTTAGCTATACCAAGCGTGCCACCGTAGTATGCTTGCACATACTCTTCAAAACTCATTCCTGCCATATTTAGTTCACTCCAGCTCTTTCTTCCATGCGTTGCACTTCCTCAATTGATTTAGAAAATTCTGACCAATTGATTGATACAGGTTTTTCTCTTACAACTCTGCGTGTTGCAGGTGTTGCTTTGCTACCTGTATATACAGACATACCAGACTTTTCCAAAGTTTTCAATGCTTCTTTGACAGACATGGATACTTCTTCTTCATCTTCGCCATAATGTTCTGGCTTAGATATTTCTTCTTTATCTTCGCCATAATGTCCTGGTTTAGATACTTCCATATCCATTTCTTTTTCTTCGTCATAGTGCATATTCTTTTCTTCGCCATAATGTCCTGGCTTAGATACTTCTTCCATATCCATGTCTTTTTCTTCGTCTTCTTCTTCCTCATGCTCTTCTTTTGTAAGATGTGCTAGAGTCTGTTTTAACAAAGATGTTAACTCAGATATGTCTTTTCGGGTATATCCCTTGCCCTCTTCTTCTAAAAGTTCTTCTTCCTCGACATCCTCTTCTTCAGCTTTTTCTGTATCGTTTACTGGAGGGAGGACTTCTTCGGTTTCGTCTTCCTTGACTACGTAGTCAAGCTCAAGGGTCTTTTGCTGACCGCAAGTACAGAAATCACTCATGGCCTATCACTTATAATGTCCTTTATAACTGTTTTGCCTCTATAGCCCTTATGTAGAATACTAGTTATATTACCTAGGTTTTGTGTCTTCATCAAGCCACCACTCTAACTCGTCTATGCCTACTTCAATTCCTGTTTTAGCTTCACGACTCAAACAAATAATATCAGGCAAATTTCCTGTTCTACGTAATGATGAATGTACTAATCCACTTTGCTCAAAGATTCTTAAAGTCTGTAATATTTTTTTAGCTCCGTAACCGTGCTTAATATTAGTCAAACTTTGAGCTAATTTTTTTAATTTAAGGTAATTTCTTTTTGTAATACAATATTTGTAAGTATAGTGTTTAACATAAGAAGTACTGTATTGTTTTAATTGCCGTATTTCTTTTCTTGTAGCATTTCTTCTTTTAACAACAGAGTTGGTTGTTCCCTGATGTTGATTAAAACTCATACTTAGGTTTTTTACAACTATCACACATGCTAACTTTGTTGTAATTTGTTTTTAATACATCAGATACATTCTTAGAACTCCACATCTTACAAGACCAATATCTTGCTTTATGCTTAGGGCCTGGATTGTCACAGTTGTGTCTTGCTCTAAACTGTCTACGTTTGTCTGGGTCATCACGTTTTATATCCATGTTAGGGTCGCCAAACTTAACTTGTACAACGTTACCTTTAGGATTCTTAACGTAAACTCCAAACTTCTTTTTTTCTCCTGATAATCTAAAAGGATTGTTTAATTCTACTTTCTTACCTTGATACTCTGCTTTTACAATACGTTCGTCTTTATGGTCTTCTATTAATATAAATGTTGCATACTCCATAGCTCCATCATGCGGTTCATAATCACCTTCCATAAGTGCAGGACCGTCTTTTAACTGCATCCAGTGATAACCTTTTGGTGCTTTAAGTTTTTTAGTTTTCAATTGTTAAACTCTCCACCTTGTTGATAACGAGGATTGCGCATTGCTTGTTCTGCTAAACGCATTCCTTTTCTTCCTATTGAAGTTAATTTACCTTTGAAATTATATGTAGTAGCCACTTTAGGTTGATTCCAACTACTTCTAAATGGATTTGGATGTGTGCCATTCATTCCGTCTACTTTGTAATTGCGGTTTCTCCAATCACCATAAGAAACTTTTTTACCGTTTCTATCTAACATTTCAACATACCAAGAATCTTGTCCAGACCTTACTTGTACTCCTGTTCTTGGATTTTGCCCATACCTAGAAGAAATAGTCATTGTATCTCCATTTGGCCTTTTACCAATCCACCAAACGTTTTGCATAGATACACGTTTTGCAATTGGATTGTTAGTAGTTCCTATTTGTTGATTAAAACTCATGCTCTCTCGTAATATTTAAATCTGTTAGCAAACCTTCTTTTGACTGTCAATGCTTCGTTTCTACTAAGTTTAAACTCTCTCATTAGCCCACTAACTATGTTTTTCCAAGGGGTTCGGTCTCGTCTTCGTTCTGTTTCCATCCATTCAAAAAATAACGGCATCATTCTTTCTAACTCTCTTCTATTTTTATTAACAGGCATTTTACAATCTTTACATAGTTCTGCTTTGTTATAGTTCATTAACATACCCCTTATCTGCTAATTCTAAATATTTCTTTCCAATAGCTGTTACTTTTCCTTGTACTATATTGTATCTACGTATAAGGGCAGTGTTATTTAGTCTATTATTACGAAGCGTATCTGACCTAAACGTAGTAATATGTTTATACGGATTTACATAATGCATTAAGTAAGTGTCTTGATTTTTTTTGTAATTTAAACCTCTTTGTGGATTTACTCCCCATCTTGCAACTATGTGTATTTCTCTTCCTTCTTTATCTTTCCCTTTCCAAAATATTACTGGTGCTTTATTAACAGGCTTTTTGCAAGCTTTACATAGTTCTGCTTCGTTATAGTTCATATGTTCAAAACCCTCATATTGTTTAATCTTCTGAGTTCTGCGCCTTGTCTAAGTAAATCTACCCAACCTGCTCTTGTCATGGCTTGGCTTACTATTTTTCCAGGGTCTTCATCTAAATATCTTTTTCCGTTTGCAAATAATTCATATACATCTACATGACGTGAAGCTACCCTAGGTATTTCTTTATATTTCATTCTTGACAATAACATGTCTGCTACTTTTCGCCATTGTCCTACGTATTGTCTACGTTGAGTTTTATAATCAAATTTTGGTTTTGGAACATTAAATTTCTCAACAGGCATTTTGCAATCTTTACACAGTTCTGCTTCGTTGTAGTTCATTAGTATTCACTCGGAAATAATATTGTAGTTCTTGAATGGCCTCTTTCTGTAATTATCCAAATCTTACCTTCTACCGTATTGTACACTGCTAATATACGACTACCTTCTTCTACAGATGCATCATTCAATTTACTATCTTCTCTTCCAGACATACCCCAATCTCCACGTTTGTATTGAGCCATTGCTCTTTGTACGTCTCTTTTAAATTTATTAGCACGATTTTTTCCTGCTGGCGTGTTGCCCCAATATTCTGGATTCATTTTGTCAGCAACGCCTCTTGTCATTATTACTCTACCCAATCTTGGCCATCGTCTTTTTTCTACAGGCTCATCATCTTTTTCTTTCTTAGGAACACAGTTAGGTACTTCTCTACCGTCTTGTATTTTAGTTCCTACCATTTCGTAGTTTTCCCAACATGGGTCGTCTTTAGTTAACGGATTGTTAGTAACTCCTATGTGTTGATTAAAACTCATCGTCTCCTCTTTGTTTTTTTGTCTAACATATCTAATTGAACGCCTACATTTAACATAGTGTAGAACGGTGATTTTTGTGCTAAATCATTTATTAATTTAGACATAGCTTTTAATTTTTCCATGTTTCTATCTTGTTGTTTAGCTATTTTTCTTAACTCATTACGTGTTACTCCATCTAAACCCATAGTTACATTGCCTACTCTTGTAGACAATAATGTAAGCATACTAGCACTTTCACTTGCTTCACCTGCTGCAATTTTAAATTCTTGGTCTGCAACCGCTAATGCTTTGTCAGCTTTTTCCATTGCTTTGATTGAGTCTTTGACTAACTTTAATGGATTTTGAAGTAATCCTTTTTCTAGCTCTTCACCCTCGAAAGGATTGTGTATTTTGTTTGTTTGATTGTGGCTCATTTATTACCTTCTTGGATTTGCCATTGTATAGGTCGCATCCATTAACCTGTCTAAATCATCTGCTTTTTTTACAATTTTACTTCCTTCAACCATTAACTCTAAAGTTTCTCGCAAACATTGCTCTACAAACTCTTGTAATTTTTTTGCGTCTGAATCTAATGGTTGTGGATATACTTTGTTAAATCTACTTAATGCTTGTTGATTGTAATCTCTTAATTTCATTAATCTTGCTGTAAACATACCTTTCAAATCGCTAGCTATTGCTTGAGATACTGAACCATTATCTTGAATAAATCTTGCATATCTCATACGCTCTCTTGGGTCTACTGGCCTCTTTTTTACAGTCTTGCAAGACCCACATTTTTTTACTGGCTTATTACATTTTGCACATTTCTTTATATGCGAAATGTCTTCTAACTTGTTTTCTGACACGTTTTTACCTATGTTTTCTTCTTCTTTTGCCATTGACACAGATTGTACTGTTGCCTCTGGATTGGCTGGAGAATCTCCTACCCAGCTAACACTCCATAGTCCTAGCTTATCTATTTTTGTAAAACAAGCTTCGTTAGGTGGACACACTTTGTTTTGATTCAAAGCTTCTCCCCTAATACTACTTGCTCCACGTGAACCATACTGTTGTATTTCTTTCCAGACTTTATCATGCATGTCTAGTTTATTGTGAATACCTACTTTCAATAATACTTTACCATCTTTAATCTTGTAAGCTAATGGTTGTCCAATTGGTATTTCATCATGTTTGTATGAGTAAATGCCATGCTTCATGTAAAAATCCATTGCTTCCTTTATGGTCTCTGTAGGAATCATGTCGCCTTGTTTGTCAACGATAGGAGCAGAAATGTATGTATCCATTACTCTATCATTGTACCAGTTGCGAGAAGTAGACCATTCGGTGTTCAAATTCTTGCATACACAATCACTCATCAAATCCGCAGATAAATCATCCTTTAAAACTGTTTGGCTATTGTTCATAGTATCGTAGAAATAGTATTAAACTATTATCTTAATCTCCTTACTTCATAAACGTTTTCTAATCTAGCTCTTTTGTAAAGTCTTGATTTAGTAATAGGCACTCCTTCTGGCGGTGTATTGTTATCCCATACTTTGTTTCCTTTAACAACTAAGTAATGACTAGTAGTTTGTATCAGATACCATTTCTTTCCACGCTGTCCATACGTTGCTTTAGTCCATTGTCTAAATGTGTTGCAACCGTGAAGACCATCATAATTCATACTGTATCCGTATTTACGTAATGCATCACGCATTTCATGATTGTACATTCCTTTAATTTCGTTTACTTTACGTTTTGGTTTTCTAACAAATGATGCTGTACGTGAATCAAATCCACCAGTTGATTTGTTTTTGTTAACTACTCTAAGTAAATCTTTCTCAATAATGTCGTACCTTTTACCAGTAAGAACAGTCAATGCAGTAGGTCCACACCAAGACGTTCCGTTAGGATTCTTATGCGCCCTACCTTTCTTGTTTCTAACAGGCTTTGGTTTAGCTGTAAAGCTATCTAATGTTGTTTGCATTCTTCCTCCGCTAATGCTTGGTCTTCTTCGTCACATCTTTTGCATATCCAAACTAAATCTTGTTCAATTGCCCACTGTGGAGTTTTACCTCTAGTAGTCAATCCACACCAATGACATTCAATCATTAGTGAGTCTCCAAGATTTCTGTTTCATGACATTTCATACAAGATGCCCATCTGTGAATCTTGTTGTTTTTGTCAACCATACTAGTTGTATAGTATCCTTTCTTTCCGCAATTCGGACAAATTGAAAATTTGTCTTTCTTTGGCCACCAGTTTCCTGCACCGACTAAACTCATTTTTTTACCTCGTTTTTTTGCATTTGTCTCTACCTTGTTTTTACCCCAAGGCAAAATAACATAGGGGGCTGGGGTTATATAGCCTCTGTCGGGTATTTTCCCTTTACGAGCATGAGTTTGCACCGTTTACACGTTAAAGTGTTAATATTATTACTAATTTTATTGTACTCTTGTTCTGTACAACGATGTCCGCAAAGAGTGTGTAAATTTCTTGTTGGACATTTTAAATGACGTTGCCTCATTATTCTGTACGTCGTTTGTAAAAGTCTTCTAATCTTTTAGACTGAGTGTCAAAAGCTGGCCGCATGTATGGTCTTGGTCCTGTTGGAGTTGCACGTTTAGGGTCGTTTTGAGTTTTAGGATTTCCACCAATAGGTTCTCCAAACTCTATTTTAGATGCATAATCTGCATTTGCAAATATTATCTTACGAAATTTTTCTGACAAATCGTGTTTAATGCTTTGTTTTAAAACACCTGTAGCCACAGGAACTAAACGTAACGCTTCTAAAAGTATTGCATCTGCGGTATCATTCATTGCTAAGTCTAATTGGTCGGGTATAGTATTTTTAGTTGATTTAATTTTAGCAGTTAATTCTGTTAAACCTTTAACAACTATTGCCATTATTTATATCCTAACACAGTTTCAGGGTCATCGTCACCATACTTTTCTTTCCACTTTTGTCTTATATATTTTTTACTCTGTTCATAAACTTTCATACGTCTGGCACGATTAGCTTGCCTACGTGCTTCTCTGTCTCCATTTTTCCAAGCCATTTCTTCGTTACATTCTTGACAAATTCCATTACTCAAGATATGTACACGTAATGCCCCAGCTCTACACTTTTTACAACTACTCATTTTTCTCCTTTTTACCATTTCCGTGATGGCCGTACTTAGCATTGCAGATGTTTATTTTTATATGTTTTGGCATTCTGCTCATACTTGTCTTACTAGAACTGTTCTTTGATTAGGATGCATCATTGCATGACCTTGCAATGTAAATTGAGGGCCAAAGAATTCTTTTCCTACTTCTATTTGCAATTCTACTAATTCTGATAGTGGGAGTCCTTTTTTAGGTATTCGCCTTGCAAGCTCTTTGTGAGCTGCACAAGTTCTGTTTCCTCTAGCTACAGATAAAGTAAATCTATATTCTTCTCCAGTTTCAGCCATTCTTTGTTGATACACTCTTAATCGAGCTTCATTAGATACATGAATTAACTCAGTTCTTGCTATTCGTGTAGCTCTACCTATGGATAAGTTTATTTTGCGTTGCATTAACACTATAATTCTGTCAACCATAGAATCTAAATTAGTGTCTTCAATGTACGCTTCTGCTAATACTTTATCCAACTCAGTACCTAAATCCCCAGTAAATTGTTGATAAAAAGAGTCTGTACGTAAAATTCCGTCATGTAATTGACGTAATAAATTAGAGGCATCATAATCTAAATCAATGCCAACAGCGCCAGTAGACTTTTTAAATTGACGATTTTCTACCTTATATGTGTACTTAAAAGCTCTAATGATGTATCTACCTAACTCATTTTTTAAGATTTTAGGCAATCTTACCATGAGCATATTCTTTCTGGCTCTGAGGTCTTCCCAGTCTGTTGCTCTTTTTAAACGACGAAGTTCATCCTTTACGGTTTTACGGATGGCGGTTCTGAGGGCTGAAATGTATCTGTCAATTCTTGCTGCCCCTCGTCCTCCTGAAACTCGTCTTGTTCTGCCCTTTCTCGTTCTAACTCCTCCTTAATTCCATCATCAGGTAATATCAATTCTGCATTTTCATCCATGTCAATGTCAATGCCAAGTTCTTGGAAACCACGTATTATCTCTAGCTTTTGTGTTAAATTAGCTAGTTCCATTTGCTCGTTGTCTTCATTAATAGGGGTAAACTTAACTTCCCAATCAGTTACATTCATTAATTTTAATAGTGGTTTGAAAAATCCTTCTTCTATTACAGCTTGTGTTTCCATGATAGTTCTGTCCATCATAGTTATTTGTTCACCTTCTGCATTTAATCCACCAATACCAGCAGTGTCACCCATAGCTAATGGCATAACTCCGTATGAAGAATTAATGTCATTATTGATTTTTTCTATGTATGGAAGCATTCCTGTCTCTGTTTGGTCTGGCATAACAGTAACAAAATTAGCTCCAGACTTACCTTCTCCAGAAGATATGATAGGAATAAAGTTAGGATTGCGTGCTGTTTCCTCAGCAATATATTCTCCTAATCTTGTTAATGAATCTTCATTGTGGCCTGGAATATCTAAGAATCCTTTTGGTGGTCGCTCTAGTAAATAGACTTTATTTTGATATGCTTCTACTGCCAATGCAGTTTCTATTTTCTTTGCCAAAGCTAGAATTGGTGGATTACCATACAATCTAGCATAAGAAGAATACTTGTTAAAGTGTATAACTTCATCTCTTGCAAAATAAATATCACCTTCACTATCTTTGAAAGTATATGCAATTAGAGCTGTCTCAGCGTCGTTACACCTAGAGTTATCGCAATGTTTTGACGTTCCAGTGCCGTTTCTACATAAAGGACAGAACCTATCAACATCTTGAAATCTACCAAATCGGTCTGTATTATAACGCATATTTTTAGTATCTTCAATCCAAAGTTCTTTTACTCTCTTACCTACAACCTTTCCACTTTCACTTACTACTCTTTCATACAATATAGAAACCCAAACATCATCAAATATTTCTAATTGTCTTACCATTGCTTTAATAATTTCAGAGCCATTTATGTCTGCTGAACCTCTCGATGGGTCTGTTAATAGGGCAATTATAGCATTCTTTTGGTCTTCAGACTTCTTATCATCATCATCTACAGGTTGCACTTCCCAACCTTTTGCAACTACTTGAGCTGCTATTTTTTGTATTACAGTGCGGAGATGGGAATAATTATCAGCAAGATATTCAATATAATGTTGGTCAAATGGAGGTTCAATTAGCTGATTGCCTTGCTGATATGACGACGCAGCAGCCGCATCATAGACTGGTGTACGGGCCTCTTTGAGCAGCGTATCTGTGTTACTATCAAGATATTTCTGCAATCCTGACTTAGTTTTTTTTGGTCTGTTAAAAAATCTATCCAATATTCCCATCACAACCAAGTCCAGTTGGTCATATTTAACTTTTTGCGTTCTCTTTCTTCTATCGCTAATTCGCACATCCAAAGGGAGATTACTGTATCTGCAACGTGTCCTTCTAGTTTTCCTTTGCCATCCCACATTAATTGAGTCAATCCTTTTACTAAGTCACGAGTTCCTGGCCTAGTATTATCTTTTGCAGTGTCACTAAATGGTATTTCGTATAATCCTTTTTCCATTGCTACAGCAATCCCAGGAATGCCAATCTGTGCGTGGTTACGTTCATTTCCTGTATGATGTGTAGCTATTGGTAACTTCTCAACATCTCTAGCAGCATGTGCAACAAGTCTTTGAAATCCATTACTTTCTATCATTATCTTTTCAGGATTGTAGATGCTGGCTATTTTTGATATGTTACTAATCTGTTCGTTTAACCAGCTTGCACCTTCTCCTTGTATCTTACCACTCCACTGATGTAATACTTTACGCTGCTGAGTTTTAGGATTATAGGCCAAAACACAGTATGCAGTTTCGTCATGTTGTGTGTCAAAACCTACTGCTAAGTCCACTCCCATGACCGTAACCCACCCTTTTATTGGTCCAGAAAACATTTCAAGACCGTTATTTAGGCATGGTTCGATAACACTCCAAGGTATAACTGCACTGTCTGGGTCAATAGGATTTAACATATATTCAGACTCAAACGCCCTTGTTCCCATTGCTAATCTTTCTTCTTCTAATCTATCTATTGTCCAGTATTCTGGCCAACGTGGAGTTCCATCTTTTTTAAGTGCAGGATTCCAAATACAATTCCAATATGGATTTTCTTTAACGTATGCAGTAATGTCATCTGGTCTTTTTTGTGTACCTATTAACATAATACGAGCTTTAGGTAAACGCATTGGTAGAACAACACGATTCATAAAGTTGATTATTTTATCATCTTTTATTCTAGGAAATTCTTCTAGAACGTCATCTAAAATTATAAGGTGAACGTGCGGCCCTTCCATTGCACCAGCCATAACTGCACCTCTTACTCTTGAACCGTTAGCAAAGCCTTTCTGTGTCATGTTCCATCTAACATCGTTTTTCAATACATTTTCTTTTGATGGAATCAAAGGAGCTACACGCCAGCTTCTTCTACACAATTCTTCGAATTGAGTCAACTTATCTACTACCTGAGTAAATGTATTTCCAATGTATAAAGCCCTAAAATTAGGGTTACTATACATCTGCCATAGCAAATAAGTCAGGCTAAATGATGTTTTTAAGTGTCCACGAGCGCATATTATTGCTACTCTTTCGTTTTCTGCAATCGTATCATGCCAGTTTTTATGCATGTCAGCAAGCGGATGAAACTCATCTGGCTCATGTGACATATACTCCATCATGGCTTCATTAGCAAACTCTAAGAATGGAATCTTACCAGGATTTAGATGTTTAGCAAAAGAAGTAATGAAACTTTTGTGGTCTGTTGCATCAGTCATCGTTTTGTAAATTCCTAACCATATCTGTATAATGTTGAGCAAAAGCTGCTTGTTTCTGTTTTTCTATACCTGCTTTGTCCATTGCATCAGATACTAATTCAGCAACCTCATCAATCAAAACGTTCCTAGCTTCTACTGCTCCTTCTAATTCTATAAGTTTAGTTGTCCAAGCATAAGCCTCTGATGGTCTTATGTCCATACCCTCGTTTAATTGAGTAGCAAATAACTCTTGTAATTTAGTTCCTAATTTGATTGCTCTAGCTATTGAAGTAGTAGCCTTACGTTCTGTAACGTTCCGTACTTCCTTTAGAACTTTCTCTTTTCTTTCATCCCATTTACCTTCTTTAGCCCATGCGTGTACGGTTGATTTTGATAGTTTATAATCTTCTCCTGCATACCTTTCATTCATTGTTTTAGCAATGTCACCATAACTCCATGCTTGGCTGTAAAGTACAAAGGCTTCTTCTTTATCTTGTACTGTATATTTTCTGGTTGTCATTTGAATGCAACATCCTCCATACATTGCAAACAATAATGTTTTCCTGAAGATTCATTAACCCATGAACCTCTTTTACCACATAAATTACAAGTTATAGCTAGCCATATGTGATTGTTAGAATTAGTCATATTAGATTTTCACCTCCTGTAGGTATTTGCAATAACAGCAAAATAAACATCAATAGTACTATTATCTTAGCAATAATAGAAATCCAATACAAATGGCGTTCTATGCGCTTTAAAGGGCCTGTATTAGCAATGCTAACGTGAGTCAGCTTTGTTGTGCTTTTTGATGACATTCCTCAAATGCTCCGATATAGGTTTCTTTTCTTTACTAGCTTCTGAACAGAAAGTATTCCACTCTTTTTCAAAGCTATTAGAAATAGCAAAAATATAATGCGGTGGTTTGTTGCTCTTTGAGTATGGCATAGCCTAGATATTGGAAGGGAGGCTATATAGTTTAATCTTAATAATTAAGTATTTACATACGACGGAGATAACCTATAAGGTCATTAACATCCATCCTAGCTGCATCATAATGTTTAAGTTTTAGTGAATTTTGAATTGCTTTAAGTCTTGCAATAGCAAAATTTCTTACACGTTCACGAGCTGAATTTTTATCTAAAGGTCCTTTACTTAATTCATCTGCATCTAAACTTGAGTAACCCATCTTATCTACCTTGTTGAATAGCTCTTCTTTTAATGTTAGATAATTGTGTGTGTATTGTTTTTAGAGCCAACCATACTTTGTTAGCAGTGTCAATATCGCTTTTTGAACCACCATATCTTTTTAGGTTTTGAATATATTCTCTAACTCCTAATTGTTCTTTAGCGTTAGCATCTAATGCTACTTCCAATTGTTTAACACTCATTGCATAAGGATTCTTTTGTTTAAACAATTCTTCTCTTTCACTTTTCTCTAATGTGACAAAGCCCATTGTACTTCTTATTATAATCTATTATTTATACTTTATGTAAGACACACACACCTCCATTTCCACTGGAGATTTTATTGTAAAGTATAAAACAAAATATAATGGAAATCATAATAAGCCGCCGAATCTTTTTCTTTTTTTAGAAAAAAAGCGACAGACAGATTAGTCAAAGTTCCAGTGGAAGCAAAGGTGTGTGTGTGTTTAGTTATCTAGTAAACTAGCTAGTATTTCTATGTAAGCATTTACTTTACCTTCGTAGTATCCTTTTTCAAAAGATGTTTCTGCTTTTCTAATCAGTAGATTGTTTTCTTCTATTTTATCTGTTAGGTATTCTTTATTCATACTTTTAGGGGATAGATGCTTAGACTCACGGTCAGCAAAGATGAGTGATTTTGGAAGCCGTGTATGTTAGAGACAAATCAAACAAAAGTTGTAAACATCTATCCTATCCTAGTTAATGCATAAGATTGCCTACGATTGGAGCGTGAATGTCTTGTTCTAAACATTCAGGACAATCAACCATAGGTCTACCTTGTTTCTTATCAGAATGTACAAAGTCTTTAGTTGTTAATTTTCTATGCATTTCTTTCCAGTTGTGTCCGCATATAAAACAACTAAAAGACCATTTCATGATATAGACCAATCCTTGAAATCAGATTGTCTAACCTGTCTTTCCTCCTGTACCTTCTTAGAAGGTTTGTATTGTTTGTAATCGTTTTGTACTTTACGACGTGTACGTTGTACTGTTTCATCACAAGGAGCATAATGTAACAAATCATACAAATCAGATAAGAACTTATCTTCATCGCATAATCTACCTTTTTTGCTTGTAGCTTTGTAAAACTCTGCCAAAACCAAATAGTACAAGTAAGTCGTACTGTCTCTGCAAACTATATTGTTTTTAAGATGACGTGCAACAACGTCTTGTGTTTTATCTAATTGTTTAAACGAATCAGTTTTCATCTGTTATGTCTCCTTGTATATCCTCTATCATCTGTTTACATAAAACACTTACCATTCCTAGTCCAGTAGTAAAAGCTTCTAGTTCTTTATCTTCGTACTCCATAACATTCTTATCTACAAAAGATTGTATGTGTATCATTACTTCGTTTAAAACAACAATCCACATATCTTTTACTTTAGACCTATTCATGATAAACCTCTCCACATCTTAAGCAACACATTTCTAAGCTATATAGTTTAATCTTAAGTTCAGCTCCGCAAGCAGGGCAAGCTTCTTCATCATATTCTGTTATACTCATCCTTCTCTAGCCTCACAATAGTTATTCCAGTCTTCTTCCATGTCTCTATATTTTTCTTCCATTTTTTTTACCTCTTTTATTTTTTGATTAATTATATCCCACATATGTATTATGTTGTCATTAAGTTCTCCCATCTCATCCCACATTCTACCTTCTTCTTCCTTGTAAAATGTTTCGTCAGACTCGTCTGAGTACCAATCGTTATCACTAGCCATTAGTCCTCCAATGTAATTACTGAGCCTTGAAAGCAAGTCTTAGGGTCTACAACACCGTGCTGTCTTTTAACTTTACAGTGTTTGCATATCCATCCACCTTCGAATGGAAACTTACCTACTTTACTATGAAGGTTATCGCCACAGTCTTTGCAAGTTTCTATAATTGCAGGACCAGCACCAACATGTCTCCACAGTTTACCGTGTTTAGTGTATTTGTTTGGTATTGTTTTAACCATTTACAACCTCTTCTTTATCTGTTCACGATAAGTATTTACGCCTAACCAAAATCCTGCAATAAAAAATACTACAATTAAAAAGAGAGCTAACAAACTATTCATTGCAACATTCCTTGCAGTAACCGCCATTCATTTCTACTTCTACTGTAGACAATATCATTCCGCATGCTTTGCATCTCCACAGGCCGTTAGTCATAATGCTCCATCTTGTATTTTAACATTGTATCTTTAGCACTAAGATAACTAAATACACGTTGAAGTTTATTCCATGCTTCGTCACTATCTTCAGCATTCTCTAAACTATCTGTTAAAGATATAATATCTTCTACTATTGTGTCAACATTCATTTATCCATCCTTGTCATTGCTATTGCTTCTCTAGCATCAGCCGTAACTTCTAACAGCTTAGCCTTAGCAGACATTCTTAATTTCTTCCACGCATCATTTTTCGCAGATATATCAGCAAGCTCTTTACCTTCTAAGGTTGCTGTCTCACTTACACTTGCCCTAATGGACTCGTATTGTTTGTGGCCTGGGATTGTAATCCCTAAGTTGATTGTGTACGTTTCTGTTTGCATTGTCTCATCACCTTGAACTTCTTACCGTATAAGGCTATATAACCCTTGTGTTACTGTTCTACTCTCATAGTAGAGTGGCACTTAGGGCAAAGTATCAGAACTATAGCTGATTCTCCACAGCATTTAGTCTTAGTCTTTACTATCTCGTGTACTTTTTTGTTTAGTATTCTGTTGTTCTTTGTCTTTTTTGTCTCTATCATTTATGTCCTCTTTTAATTTTTTAATCCATGTTTCCCATTTTTCTATAACCTTATCAAACTCTGTCATCAATATTTCCCCTTACATATTATACACGTATTCATTTTATGAAACGGCCTTGACGGTGCATTTGGATGTGCAAAACATGCACACAACTTTCCTTCTCTATTCATCTTTCTTTCTCCGCACAGGCATTGCATAACCAATATGCAAACGACCCGTTCTTATGTTGTTTTTCTAAATGAACCATGCCATGACCATGATGTTTCTGATGCTCATAGCAAAACTGACGTAATCCTATGTTATCACAATTGTCGCATTTATAATCCATATTACCACTTCTCTCCAACACATATACATTCGTGGTCAGGATAATCACATGCCGTACAATAACTTGTCAATGACCATTCACCTTCAATAAGGTCTATACCAGATTCCTGAGCCATAAAAATCCCATACTCAGCAGCACAGTTTTTAGTACAAAAATATACATATTTATCTTTACTTGGTTTTTTTGAGCAATTATAACATTTTGGTTTTCGGGTCAAATTTGTCTCCTAGCAAACCAAGCCAGAAGATAAGGCTATATAACCTTGCCTATGATTTTAGTAAGTCTATGTATTCTGCCATACTAAGAGCTGGTTCTCCTAGAGTTAACAGTGTAGTTATCTCTTCTGAAATTGTAGTTTCGTATCTTACAACAGGTAAAATCTCATCACGTTTTAACGAAGGCATACGCACTCTAACTAAATCACCTAAAGCAATCCACTCACCATCAGCCATTTCTACTGTGTATGTAATTGTAGGGTCACTAAATCGACGTACTTCATCTAAAGCTAACTCTTCTAGTTTATCTTTTCGGTCAGTATCAAAAGTAAATACTTTGCCATGAGGTCCGTATTGTTTAATTTTGCTAGCGTCTGAGACAGTGGAAAATACTGATTCATCATTGCTGCTTACAAACCTTGCTGAGTTACACATACGAGTTGTATCTATTTGAGCTTGAACTCCTTCACCTACTAAATTCATATGTTCAGGAGAAAGTGTAATAACTGAACGGTCACGAATGTGAGCATAGTCAGCTAAGTAAAAGTCCATTAAACCACGCTCATGTATTGCATAACGCCAAGGAACATAAGTCAAAGCTTCGTGATATATGTCATCAAAAGGTTTTACCATATAAGTAAAACATCTATCAATAAAATCTTTACGAGTCATGTGTCCAGTTAATTTGGGTGCAAGGTCAGAAGTTACCATTAGACCAGAACCTTCTAACAATTGTGAAGTATCAACAGACTTGTAGTTTGCAGCATCTGCTGCTAAGTAATACAAATCATGACCAACAACATCTTCTTCTGTGTATCTAACAATTTCAGAATTAGCTAGTTGTGATATAAAATCTACAGCAGTTACCGAACTTACTGAAACCGAAGGTCGGACTTGTTGTATAATTCCTTCAAATGTTAAATTATGAGCTTGCCCCCCTCTACCTATTTCTACTCTAACGATACCACCTAATCTACATCGTTCTAATGATTCTAGCCCTGCTATCGAAAAAGATATAGAACGAGCTTTGTTTGCTTCAGCAGTATATTTTATAGTAAGCCAATCTACAAACTCTCGGCCATCTATTGTAGCTTCAATTTCTAAATTGTTACCTAATTGGTTATTAAGAATAAGTGGCATTATGCTACCTGTAACTCTTCACCTATTATTGAAAACTCTATTGTTGCTAAGTATTGTGTAGCTGAAGACGGGTCTTGACTTAGACTTCCACTCTCTGCTCTAAGTCGGTATGATTTAAATGCAGCAGAAGGCGTATCTATCTTATCACTGTCTAAGAAAACAAAATCATACACATCTCCTTCTATTAAATTATTAATATTAGACAAACCTGTTTGACTTAAAATACGTAAATTTAATGACAGCTTAGGATTTCCTACTTTTGTACGAACTACTCCAATAGGATATTTACGCTCACCTAACGGCATCTGAGCTGAGATACCTCCACTTCGACTTATAGAAGAACTTAATATTGCAATGTCTGAACTATCTACCAAAGAATCTAAATCTAATGTTTTAGGAACTACTGCTCTAAAAGATTGAGAAACTTCTAAACTCTCGTTAAAAGGAAAGAACTCGTTACCTGAATTGTCAAATATTTCGTCGTTGTCACAAACTCTGCTGTGTATTGTTACCGTATCATCATTGCCTGCATTGTTGTAAACTGCAAAAGAAATAGCTGGAACATCTGAAGCATCTAATACAATTTCACCAGTAGCCGAACTAGAATCAGATATAGATGTAGAAACATATGATTTTTCGTGTGATGTTAATAATGAAGAATCTGATTCAATAACTAATCTATTGTTAGTTGCACCTACGCCTGAACCAGAGCTAGCTGAGAATTCTTTAATTTTAAAAAACTTAGGCGAAGCATAACTACCGTTTGTACCATTACCATCTTTTACTTTTACAATGTCTCCAACAAAAAATCCGAAATCTTGCCAGTCTTTAGAGCCTGCTTGTATGTATTTTCCAGAAGCATTAAACGTAACACCACTATCTAATATTCTTGCAAAACCTCCCCATGCATAAAGATTTTCCATATTTAAGTCTCCCGTTTTTGCAACTAATCTTATACTTGGATTAATAACAGTCCTGTTTGTATCGTCTGCATTAAACTTTCTTAGTATATATCTCGTAAAAAATGTTCCTGCATCTTCAGAAGCAATAGCCGTACCAACAACTATTTCTATTGTTTTATATTTATAATAAGAAGTTCCGACATTAGCTTCTGCGGTTTCACTACTTTTTGCAGCCGAATCAGTTAATCTTGTAGGGTCACAAAATAACTTTTCTGTAACATATTTATAATGGTCAAACTCAGGTTGGTTATCTAATACTGGAACTCCGCCAGAGGTAAAAGAAGCCAAACCATAAATCTGTACAGAAGTGTCTGAAAAGTCGTCGGTTTTATCTACAGCTTGAAAAGAAACTGCACTGCTGTGATTATCAAAGGCTGAATTGTCATTGTTAATTGCACCAGAAGTACATATCGTTGTAGATAAAGTAGGAACATATCTAAACCAATATTGTGATATTTCACGGTTACTTGCATTTGATTTACTTCTAGAAAGACTTGCTGTCATTACTGTAGTTCTATCTAAATACTTTGCTTGTGTAACTTTTTCTCTTGACAAAGATAAGTTTGCCACAGGTAAAGGTTCGTTTGTTGTAGTGTTTGCTGTAGCTGTTGGAGTCTTATCACTAGCCCAACCGTCTTGGTCTACAACTTGTACCTTAACTTGAAATGTAGCTACTTTGTGAAATTTATGTTTAATAGTATATGCACTTGCTGATGCAGTTTCTAATTTATAAGAACTATAGTCTGAATCTAAATCACTTGTACCAGAGTCCCAATTAACTCTAAACTCTTTGACTTTTCCACTATACAAACCATTAGAAGGAGTAATAGTAAGCGTAACTTCTTGACCAATGTCTGGTGAATAATCATCTAATGCAGCAGCAGCTTCAGGTCTTTTTATGTAAACTACATTACTTTGTCCAGAATTTGCATCTACAGATAACCCATCTTCAGCAAACATTCCAATGTAATAATTAGTGCCATCAGCACTTAACAACGACCCAGCTACCTCATTTGTATTAACTACAGTAAGTCCCGTATCAGTAAAAGCCGTAGTTTGACCGCTTTGATTATAAACTACATCTGCCGCAGTTTTCCAAGCAATATGGAATTTACCATCAGTAATAAACGCATCATCTGAAGGTGGAGTAATGTTAATAAGACCATCAATGCCGTTAGTATCTGGGTTTACAGTAATCCTAGGAATAGGTGGTTTACAAGTGAATCTTATCTTAATTTCTGGTTGTGCACTAGAGGTACTAGATTTAGGCCCGTGTATTACAAAATCTTGTGCTGTATTGTTAGTTCTTATGTATAATAAAAGTTTATCGCCAAAAGTTAATTTTTTAGATTTTATTAAAGTATCTAATATAAAATCTTGTAATGTATCAGCTCCAGCTTGTGTCATGTTTGCTGTTGCCAAAGTGTTTTCGTAAATTTTTGTAGAAGCATCAAAAGCAGGATTCCAATCTGTGCTAGCTGTATTACCATTCGGAGAATCCCATGTAACTAAATTTTCTGAAAAGTCTTCTAGTAATTCAAACACTTGTACATTTATTGTAGCCGAACCTGAATTGGTTCTTGCCAACCGCAAAGTAGCTCCCTCTAGTTTTAATCCATCTGAAGGTATTCTAGTAAGTCTAGGAAATGTACCGCTTCCTGAGATATTTAATGCACGGTCAATCAGCTCTTCTTCCGAAGGTATAACAAAACGCATTAATATAACAGATTCATTATTGCCACTACCTGTATCTGCTCTTATTAATAATCCACCATCGCTTGAATCTCCAGCACCGCCACTGCTTGAATCGTGAAGGTCTCGTTGGTCAAATTCAACATAAGACATTGCATCTGGCCCTTTTGTAGTTGTGTTTAATGTTTGTAAATCAATCCCAACTGTGGTAATTTCAGTAGCCATTACCTTACACCACCATATAATTCAAGTGCCATACCAACAGGACTAGCCTTCATTACATTACTTACTACGCCAGCTTTCGCCCCTAAATTATCTAACCCGTCAACTACTTGACCAATTACGTCTCTTATTGTTTCAAAAATAACTTCGACAGCTTCTAATGATTTATTCAATATATCAAATTTCATTTGTAAAGCTACTAATGCTGCAACTAAAGCTATTACACCTAATATTACTAGCGTAATTGGGTTGGCTAATAAAGCAGTATTTAAGCCTACTGTTGCTTTTGTAGTAGTGCTTGTAGCAGCAGCTTGAGCCAATAAAGATTGTGTGTGTGCAACTTCAGTAGCAATTGCAAAAGAATTTAGTACATTATAAAGCTCATAAGGTATTAACATAAGTTGCATAACTGTTTCGGCTTTTCTAAATGCTTCAGATTGTTCATACGTAACGTACCCTAAAGTTTCTAAACCTCCAACTGCACCACTGACTGAGTATGTTAAATCTTGAGTTAAATTTGTAAAACGCATCATTCCAGTTTCATTATATTGTGCATCTTGCAATTGACCTAATCGCTCAGTTAATTTTTCTACTGATTGTTCTGAATCTTCCATAACAACTTTAAATTTGTTATCTTGTGCTGACAATACTACTTCTAACTCATTGACTACTGCTATTGTTTCACCATCCTTGCCATTTGTGTATTCATTTCTTGCATACGTTCATCATAAATCTTTTTAGCAACTTCAGCTTTTTCAGTAGTTAACATGTTAACATATGACATAAGCGTATCTCTATCAAAATCATCTAGTGCATCTAACAATACTTGCGTATCTTCATAAGTTACACTAGGTTTTTCAATCATACATTCTAACATTGCAACGTAAATTGGCAATGCTTTTCGATGTGATTGATGCAAAAGACTCCATTCTTCTTTACTTAAATCTTCGCCTTTGTTACTTTTATTGGCTAGTTTAGTTAACTTAACACGGTCTTTAACCATTTCCATTTTAAGGCTTGCAAATCGTTCATCGATACTTATCCATTCATCCTCAGATAAACGACGTAAAACAATCTTTGGAGCTGTTCTTTCAAGCTTGTACAAACCAATTGTATGTTTTATTTTCTGCCACCACGTCATAGATTTATGCGGCATAAGCTTTTTAAGTGAGGGCAAAAGAATTTCTTTTTTAGACCAATATTCTTTACGTACAGACGATATGTCTACTAAGGGTGCGTCTTCTATTTGACCTCTAACGCTTACCATTTATACCTATAAATTTGTCATGTCCCAATCAGCAGAAATTGCATATTTACTAAAATTATGCATATCTCCGTTGCCTCGGAACTTAATTGTCATGGTTTCTTCTATCTCTCCTGCTGCTGACATAGGCCTTGAAAAAGCAGTTATTGTACCATTTGTAAGAGCTAAAGAACCATTTGTTCCTAAATCTATTCTCATTAATGGAATAACGCCATTGTTTGTATTACCTCTGTATATGTCATAAAATGTCTCATCTTCAGCAGTCATAGCAATATCTAAAGTAATATCTGCATTACCTCTTGCTATCTTACTGTTTTGCAACCATTTAAAAGTGCTATCTGCACCTTGTACTCGACCAGGTATAGAAACATTGTTGTTACCTACTTTTAACGAAAATCGTTTTAAATTAGTAATAGAAGTTAAAGCTGTTGTAGTAGAGTTTACATTAGGAATATATCTTTGAGTGCCTGTTTGATAGACTCCCTTTAAAAGGTTTACGGACAAAGAGGTTTCGCCTGTAGCTGAAACTGCCCAATTACTTTTGTTATCAATAATTCCATCTAACTCGCCAACGGTATCTGCTGCGCCATTTGTTAAATCTACAATACCTGCAACAGGAATTGAAGCCTCAGTAGTAATAGCTGAATTTAAAACATTGTCACTTCCATACAATAACATATACCTTTCACCTACCTCTACATAAGAACCAGAAGGCCCAGTTATCTGGAAGGTGTTTTCTGTTGCTGTAGTGTATCCTATCGAGATGTCTGTGGGTAGTAACGGGTCAGTAGTTGGTGCAGATGGGAAAGAAACATCAGAATAATTTTCTGTCAAAAAACCACCAGTAACATTCATGTCTGTATCGTCTACAGAAAAAAATCCTGTACATGCACAGTCCAATGTAGC